GCGGTTTCAAGGGTATAGTAGCCGTCTTTCAATGGGCGGATCTCATCAACAATGACGATGGGGTGTGTTACATCGTCAGCGGGCGTGCCGCTCTTCATATCCTCAAGGGCTTGCTTATCCTCGGCGGACAAAAGGCCGGCTTGTTCAAGGGTAGCAGAAGGCAAACGGAAGCTGTCATCCGTTTCTTTACCGGTTGTTTTGGACACTTTTTTGAAAGATACATTGAGATAGGAAGCGTCAGACAGGACGGAGAATGAATCAGGTTTGATTATGTCGGAAGGGATATTTGTCATTGCATCCTCTAAAGCCTTTCCACGGTCGCCGGGGAAGGCTTCATCTTCACTTTCCCCAAGAGACAACGGTTCAGGCAGACATTCAGAAGGAACTTTACTTTCTTCGTTCAAAGGAGCGATACCGTTCGCTTTTCCTATCCTTTCCTCAAAGTCATTTATTACAGAGGTCCATTTGCCCCATGTAACACTCTCATTGGAAACAATACCTATTCGTGAGATTGTACAAACTGTACCTAAATATACACCTTCGGCATTGTCTGACATGGTAGCCAGTTGTATACACGAAGTGAATGATTGACAAACCTTATTAAGCTCCAACCGTTCAATTTGTATATTTACAGGAATCTTAGACGAATCAACAGACAAAATACACCGATAATTCCCAATAGAAGAATCCCCGGAATACATTGTTTTTAATTTATCTTTAAAGCTACCAATAGTAGTAAAAGAGCCAATACTTTTAAATGGGTCAGTCAAAGGATTGGATTTATCAGACACTCCTGTTATACGTTTCAATAACTCGGCGTCTCCATCCGATAAATCTTTTGCAATCTTATTGACATTCTCCACTAATACATCAAAATCACCATTCACCATTTTAGCAATGGTACTTGAAAGTAAATCAATAGATATTTTCCGACCGCCACTAACTTCAACGTACATATCTTTGGATAGCTCTGTTGTATCAGTCAGTTGCTCTATTGTAAGACTGTTTGTCTTCAACGCTTGTAACACAAGGCTAATAATCTGTTGTTTTTCTGTTTCTGTCATAATTCTCTTTTTTAATCATTTTCATATACCCATACAAGCTCAATGGTCATACCAAGATTATCTATGTCGCAATCATAGACATTATCAAGATAAAGTTGGAACTCCTTCAGAGCACCAATATCTCCACCGTTAATACCTTTCAAGACACATACACCATCCCTACTGATTACACTCCCTTCAATGAGGTTAGTATACGAATCTCCTTTATATAGTACAGCACGCAAATTTATCGAACCGTTGTCCAAATCGTTCTTTAGTCTATCCAGTCCATTAACTGTAAGTTTACCGTAACCTCTTCTACCAATATACTTGTTATCTATGTCAGTCGTCTTGATTGCAATCAAATCCCAATATGAATTTTTATCAACACCTGGGTGATGAATACTGTTGACAGTAACCATAGTATCACTATTAATAGAAACTCCAGTATTAGGAATAGCCTTAGTCATATTGATATATGCTCCGACCTCTGCAACCCCACTTTCTGAACCATACTTGATACTACGCATTCCTTCATCATCTGCTATCCTATAAGCACCGCTTTGTACACACCTCATAGCAAGCTGGTTATTCCATTCCAAAACTGGATTCATCGTTCTTACCTTCTGTAACATTTGATTGAACACAAAACTCTTCAATCCTTCTATTTGCTGGTTAAGTTCCGGAACATTACTTTCCTTTCTGGTATATCGAACACCATCAAAGTAGACGTAATTACAGCATAAGACACGATTCAATAATTCAGCAAACCACACAGGGCATCCCATCCCATTTCCAAGCGTGAATAATACTGTTGTATATTCGTGGCTGAATAGCTCAACAATATCCTCATCAGAGGTCACGAACTGCTCATTATCCACACCGAACGTCCATCCGTTATCTTTGAAACCACCAGGAACGCGAAAATCAAAAAAGTATTGCATCCCATCTATCCACCAGACAGCATCAAGACGCTGCTTATTATCTTTCATTGAATACTGAATAAGGCTGGTTTCTGATAACTCACATTCATCGTCCGTAACTTTAAAAATCTCACTCGTATTCCCATTAACTGTTACAGTATAGTATCCACATGGAAGCAATGAAATGTTATAGAAATAAAGAATCTTATCATCATTCATCTTCCATGAGCTTAATGATACAGGTGTAGATATATTACTTAAAAGATTATTAATGTAAACTATAGGCTCCTGCTCTTTGGCTGTCAAAATCAATTCAACAAAAATCCTGTCTGTACGTGCGAATAATTGCACATATTTACTCTTCGCTCCAAATTTATCGGTAGACGGAGAAAAAAACAGTGGGGTAAACGGGCTTATAATCATATTTCTAGGCTTTTGTTATTGAACGGACAAATAAATCATACTTCACTCCCTCGTTTCTCTCAACTGTACTACTCACCTCTTTGATGTAGCCCTCGTAAACTAGATCATCTTTTAAGATTTTAATCGTTTCATCATCTGTTGGTGGAATATCTTCATTATAAGTTGTGAATGAAACATCTCCACAAGTTATAATACCACTTTCAACGTTAAAATCATCTTTCATTCCTATACCATTGACAACAACATCACTATTACCGTCAGAAGAAGAATAAGATAGTTTTTTAGTGAACATACCAATATAGCCGGCATTTGCTTGCAATATGCCTCCTTGCCAATACATGGTATTAAACATCGTTTCAGGATCAAGTACACCACTTATTTCCCAACCGCTCCTTATAAGCCTATACTCTTTATATGTTTGTACTCCGCCATTATCATGTAATGTAGTACTGGCACAAACAAAAAACACATCATTGTCACTTTCACTATCCGTTGTATCTTGGCCTCTCTTTTGCGATAAGAATTCAATTCCATAAACATCAGCACGGTAAGGGCTAATCAACTCTAATACATTATCAGTTATATCAATGCCAGTAGTATATTCAGTAGTAAATCGGAATTCGTCACGACCATTCATACTTTCATAGTCCTGTTTATCATATCCTACCCTAACCAAAGAATATATTCTTGATGAATCAACCTTATACTCAAAACTAGAAAAGCTGCTGTTTAAATCCTTTACATTGTTATCACTAAACAATTTGTCCCGGTGTTTAAAAAAAACAGTGACACCATTGATCACAGGCACAAAGCCAAAAACTGTTTCCATCCAGTTTTTAAACTTTGTATAAGAAGTATATAGCTTAGCTTGGGGGATTCCACGAATACTTTCAGCAGCTAATATCACGCAATTATCTAACCTTTCATCAACACCTGAAGCTATTTCACCATAGATACCTTCATTTCCACCATTCATGCTTTTAAGCAATCGGTTTAACACATCAATAGGTCTTATTGCATCCACATAGATAGGGTTAGCTCGAGAAGTAAAGCGTGTCTCAAATTTGAAATTACGAAAATAAATATTGCCAGTAGAAGCATTAACTCTGTTAAATGTTACCTTCAAATCAAAAAATAAAGCCTGCCCTTTAGTCAGATGAATCTTGATGGATTCATTCAGATTACTTGGAGTAACATCCCCCTTATTATACCCCCATCTTTTCAACTCGACTAAACGACCATCTTCGTAACGCCCACCTAGAACAATTTCAGCTTTAGTTGTATACGCATCACTATAACTGATATAGTATTCAAAACTAAAATTCAATACTATATCAATGTCGGACAAGGCTTTAACAAATACATTTGGATCATCTTTCGATTCCTGTGGTGCATCATAAAACTCAAGAGGTGAATCCCGTGACGGAAGTTCACCACCTGAAATATATAAGGGAAGCGAATATGTTATAGCTTCTACATATATTCCTTTGTCAATTACAATATATTGCAAAGAAGCATCATTTTCTACAGTATTACCACCTAATGTATGCGGTTGACTATAATTCATACTTACAGAATCATAATAAAGCTGATATACATCTTTTATCTCATCTACCGAATATTCGTACTGCGTTCCTTTGTTAGCCTTTATGATATTAGCGACACTATCATCTATCGAATTAATAGAAACAGTATTTCCATCATAGGTCAATGAACCGAAATCCAGTCGGCAACTGAAGAATTCTTCATAAGTATGAGAATTAGTTATAGTATAAACAGTGATACTAGCATTAGAAGCCAGGTATTTGCTCAAATACTCCTCCAATATGAGATCATAGGCTTCTCCCACAAACTGGAATTTTGAAGTAAAGGTTCTAGTTATTCCTTCAAGTCCGGAGCGTTTACGGGAAAACTTTATTTCATCCCAATTCTGAATACAAGATTTGGGAATATCATAAGAAATACTATCAACGGTAAGTACATATTTACAAAGCATTTTAACTCCTTTTGAACGTTCACGAGCAAATATATAGAAAAAGCCAACCGGTTTCCCGATTGGCTAAATTCTTGAAAATCATGCTTTGCTAAAATGCAATATAACTATCTGTTTTTCAAAACAATATCTATACCAAGGAATAAAAAGGACTTTTCAATGTTCTCCATACTAATTTTACCTTTTCCTTTCAAAAAAGCATTCAAGGGGCTTTTGTTTATCCCTAAATGGTTAGCAAGTTCTACCTGCGTAATTCCTCTCTTTTTTAGAGCCTCGAGTATTGCTTCTCTAAACATAAATATAGAATATAAAGATTCATTTTTAATCTATCACTTTATCTGAATAATTAATATGTATAACGATATCTTTAGCTAAAGGAAAACTGTTCTTTTCGTACACGAAAATTTCTCTTCACTTTTGGAGCAAGAGTTTTTCTTAAATTGGCATCATTATCACAAACTAATTTCTTTTTCATAAATTCTCCTTTATTTAAGATGCAAATATATAATTCCTAAATGATAATTAGTCTCAAAATAGATACAAATTCAATCTCTATTATAATTATTTTTAGGAGAAACAATATTTAATCAGACATACACCATCCATTGTCCCCATTCCACTCCCACATAATTTGACCTTTAGAATCAGCGACAACACACAATTCACCATATTCACCATTATTTGCACTCTCACAGACTTCCTCTGCTGTTCCAGACAGAAGTATATACTTAGACCAATTAGGAATAACAAAATTAGGATCTTCAACAATTTCATTTATAAATCTGGATATCCGACTATCCAATAAATGATATATAGAACTATCTTCAGAAGAACACAGGTTCTTCAGTAAGCTATCTATTTCCCGAAGCTTAATATTAGCCCTTTTAATAGCCACTCGAATATCATGTACTTTTTTCTCGTTACTGACAATATGCAAACGTTCACGTTGGGCTTCAATATGATTTAGTATAATGTCCCTTTGTTGTATCAATTCTTCCTTTGAAAGATTCACGATACTTTCTTTATATCTTTCCGCAAAAGTTTTCATCATAAATATTGAGTTTGAAAATCACCTTTAATAATAACACCTTGAGATAACATACCCACCAAATAAAAATCACTATCTACCATATTCAATGCCGTTATCAGTTTACTATGGGCATCAACAGAAGATACGCCAGGCATTATTACAATAGAGTTATCTGCAATTATTCTATATATGAATATCATAATTTATTTCCTTTCTATCTTGTTTTACGTCATTAATAACTCGGATTAAGAACATATACATCGCATTCGTGGCACAAGTTGCATTCCTTTGTTTTATCTTTAAGACACATACTTTTAGTCTTTTCCGGATAATGCCAATCAATAGAACTACAAACAATTAACTTAATATGGTCTAATTCTAAACTATTCGGACAATGTTTATTGAGAAAGTCTAAATCCTCTTTGATTAGTTTCTCATACGCACTCTTATCAATCTTTATGCTCATATCTTCTTTGTTTTACTATAATTTTATTCATGGTTTATACGAATGACTTCGTATCCAAGATTTTTATAATGTTCTTCAAAGTAGTCTGCATTATGGCTACCCGTAAACGATGTTTCAATTCCGTCTACTTTTAATATATACGAAAAATGACCATTTATGATGGTGCATATTTTTTCTTCTTTATTCATACTTATTCTTTTATTGAACTATTCTACAAATACATTCGATTAGCAACATGAAAAAGGTAATGGCAAAAAGATATTTCCAAAATCTAATTTTCTTTTTAATTCTTTCTTCATGCTTTCTATACATCTTGTCAAAAAGTGTTTGACAATCATCTTTGTAATACTTAAATCTATCTTCTACATAGCCTGCAATATCATCAACGATTGCATACTTTATCCTTTCTGGAACAGACATCGGATAACCCCTTTCCCCATAATTCAATTCAGTTATAACGCTATGCCCTACAAGCTCCTCAACACCTCTTATTATAAATTCCAGTTTGATAGGATTCATACCATCATTGAGATAGTTCCTGAATTTCTTTTCGGCAAGTTTTTCTATTTTCTCACCATTCATTTTTGCCATTCGTTCCATTTTAAGAAAATATGCTTCATCCACGACATAGGCGGTTGAATCAAATTTATATCTAAACTTTATTTCGCTCATTTTTTTATTCGTTTATAGGCCATTTAAAAATTCCGAACAACTACTTTTATTATAAATTTATCTTTTTCTCTTTTCTCTGTAAATGGAGTTTGACCTTTTCCGGGTCAAACTCATAGTTTTCACATTTACGGCTGTTTGCCATAACGAGAAGTAAGGGGAATAATACTCCGTGCTTACATCCCCTTCCGTATTCGTCTGATGCAGATTTACAAGTATCGCATCTGTAGATGTCTTGTACACAAGCTACACCCATATATTTGCCTCCTTGCTATCTTTTTATTTACTTAATACCTACTTAATAAGTTGTAAAACATTCGTTTCTTCTCAATGTATTTAAGTCCGTTCCTGCGAAGCCCCCTTTTAGTCCTGGACACAATCATTTGACATCCTCTAACGCCAACATATATGAAATACGAATGATGTCTTTTAGTTTCTTTAAAAGCCCACCAAATTGCTTCACGGCAATATCTGTAACTATCATTTTGAACACCTTCATAGCCTTTTCGCATTATGAAATGTCCAATTTCGTTAGCTTCTTCTTCTGAATAGCAAATTGTAAATATATTATTCATATCTTTATTATTATATATGTTCACTAAAATCCTTAATACGCACATCTATCTGCTTTACCACTTCCTGTAAGATGCTAATACATTCATCAACCGGATATTCAGCTAACAGATCGTCAATATTTTGAATGATATCATTGGCTGCAATACTATTACTCATCTATTCTGTTATTAGTTGTTTCCAAAATGGAAAACTCTGATTCATATTTAAAAATTGGGGTTCTCTAATGCTTCTGTAAGTTCTTCTTCAGTAATGCTCTCACAGATGTTTGAATCATCTATGTAAACATTATATCCAGTCTCATTGCGAGACACTTCCAATACACGAACTTCACCGGTTGGTGATTCTACTCTATAAATTGTTTTCATATTTTCTGAAATTAAAGGGTTAGAACATAGTATCATCACACACAATAGCGTCACCGGCTATATAATCATCGGGAAAAATAGCACTATTCATTAATGCAATCCGGGTAGCCTCAACATTCAACTCAAAGTGGAATTTACCCTCCTCATTCATTATCATTATTTTATTAGGGCAAATATCAATGACTTGAACATAGCCATTTACTAAACTCTGCGCTTCATTTAGGGTAAAGCAGTTCCCATTCACCGGAGAAATCTCAACTGTTTCTCCGGTAACTTTTAACAAAGTGGCTTTCATATGCTTACCCTTCTGTGGTTAATGTCAAACAGATACTTTCAAGCATATCTCCCTTTTGCTTTTCCAGTTCAATACGGCTTGTTAGCTGCTGTAATTGTTGAGAAAGCATTTTTATATTATCAATATTACTCCCTTGATTAGTATGGGTGTTGAGGCTGTTATGTGTATCACCGATGAACTGATTAGCCTGTGCTATGAGGGTAGCAAGCTCTTGCCTGCTATCCTCTTTTCTCTTTGAGTAGTATTCTAATGAAGTCATATCAATACACGGTTACAAGGTTCTCAATTTTGAAGCTTCTAAACTCCTGCTTATCAACATCGAAGTAAGAGAAAGTTTTATAAGAAGGCTTTGTCATACGTTTACCCTTATTTGTTGCACCTGCAGGCACATTTTTAAGAGTACCGATAGCATAGCGAATACTGCCATTCACTTTCTCATAGGCGAATTTAACTTCACCGCTTCTCATTCTTTTAGCAAGTCTGTAAAGCTCCCACGCTTTTAGCAGACAATATTTCCAACTCTTTTTTGTTGTTGAAAGGAGGTGATGAGCATACTTCATCACTCTGGCTCTAAAATTAGACTTTGTTTCCATAATTCACTTTTTTTGGTTTGACTTTTATGTTATTTGGTATTGCAAATATAGTCAAAAGTTATGTAATAGCATAACTTTTTCAAAAGTTTTTTTTCTTCTGAAATCGAATTAAAACCTTATTTAACTCTAATAGGAAATCTCCTGAAGTATAAACTTCCGAGCAGAAGAAATACGACTTCTTACAGTTCCGACAGGAATGTTCAGGATTTCACTTATCTCATCATAAGAATACCCACTAGCATAATACATCACACTATCAATACAACGGGATTTTTTAGCACACCGTTGTATTGTGGAAACCAAATCATCAAACAGTATTGAATGAGCTGTACAGTTAGAAATGGCACTTCCGTCTACCATATCAAGCCCTGTAAAATGTATAAGGGAATTTCTATTGTATCTTATTATATAAGTATTCCTCATTATAATAAGGCACCACGGTTGAAGTGGTTTAGAACAATCAAATTTATCACGATTCACAAGTAGCTTATAAACTGTATCACCGGCTAAGTCTTCAGCATCTTGCATGGAACAGCAGAATTTTCTTGCCACCTTTAATATCCAAGGATATATTTCTGATAATTCCTTTTCAAAGTCCATTGTCAGCCCTCCTTATTAGGTGTATCTTCGGTTCGCCATTAATGCACCTTTCCACATATTTCCGGTGCATGATACTTTGTTCGTGCATTTCCTTAGCAGAACGCTCGATTGAACTAATAAGAGTGCCTATATCGGGGGGCAATAAGGCAATCATTTTTTTTACCTCGGACACTTCTGCTGTTATCCGATTACACTTCGTCTCTAATGTACGTAATTCTGACAATAAAACATTGTATAAATGCCTATTTATACAATGGATGCTGTTTTTTCTATTCATAAAAAAGTCGTTTGTGATTCTAAAGGAGATGTACAAACGACTGTATGAAATAATTCGCTTTAATTAAAAATTAATCGAATTACAGCATATATGTAGTACCAATATTATCATGTGCTTCTTTTTCTGATCGATATTTCAACATCAGCTTGATGAACGATATTCGCATAAACAGCAGCATTAATTACGCGGGAATCAATACTCATTTTAAAGAATGTCATTAGAAAAGCAATCTCTGCATCAAAAGAAGAACGAATTTGTTCAGGAGTAGCCTTACTTCCTTTATGTTCCTCACTGCGTCTCTCCTCATTCCGTTTTTGCTCAAAAATTGCAGAATGAAGTAAATAATCAAGCTTCGATATAACTTGCTCATCACTCATATTTCGGGTATCTACATTTAGTTGACCCAATACCTGACGAACATCATCATAAAAGCCAAGAGAAACAAGAGCCTGACAAATACGAAGACTCAATAGTTTGGCACGTTCTTTCAGCATATCCTCTTTGTCCATTACCATAGCCTTCATATTTGAAGGGTTAACAATACTTCTGTATTCGACAAGTAATTTAGACGCTATTTCTTTAAGCGTGCTTTCGGACATAGATTTGCAGTCCGAAAGCAAACAAGCATAGTTTCCGCATGAAAGTTCAATGAAATCACTCAATGTTATCTGATTTAATCTTTCAATCATAGTTATTTCAGTTTAGATAACTTATACAGTTCAAATTCACGGTTAGAAGCATCTTGGCGTTGCATTTTTAGACTCTTCATCAAAAGGAAATTTGTTCTATCAACCCTTTTTTCTAATCGGGAATAATCATTGAAAACAATGGTGTCACCGGAAGAAGATGCAAAATATGTCGGTGAAAATGTGGGAAAGTCCCAATCCGGTATATCAAAATTAGAGATATCTACCTTATCAACATCAGGAAAGACTTGCGCACCTTTAGGAATATCAACTAAAGTTGGAGTATCAGGAGTAATCCATGCTTTTCCAGAATACATGATAACTTCATGTTTACCGGCATCACCAACTAAAGCGGCACCGCCGGGATGCCTATCATTACCTTGAGTACCGTCTGCATAGGAAGGAATAGGAGTTGCAAGAATAGTTGCAACCTGAATTGCTCCCATGGCACCAATAACAATAGATAAAGGAATATTCGGTAAAGCTTCAGTTATTGCCAGTGCAGTGGCTATTCCAGCTTGAGCGACACTAGTCGCCTTTTCCCAAATGGCTTGTTTACGTGCCATTTCTTGTTTTTGTTTTTCAAGTTCAGCATTCTTAGCTTCAGTTCTTTCCTTGGCCGCACGCTTACGAGCTTCTGCTTCTTCTTCGGAGATTGCTCCCGAATCAGCTAGATTCTGTATTCGTTCTACATCCTTATCATATTTCTCATCATTAGCTTCCTGCTCTTCTTCTATTTTCTGAATCTGACCATCATAAATAGTAGAGACTAGATCACCAATAGCACCCACTGCTTGAGATGCAGTTTGAAGCCATTTTTTCAGATTCCTCTGACGTTCTTTCTGTGCTTTCTCATCCGCTTTAGTAACTTTATTGATAGCATCTATTTCCGCTTCTGCTTCTTGCTGGGAAAGGTCCGCTTTCAATTTCCGTAACTGCTCTGCAATCTTTGCCCTATCCTCTGCACTCAAATTTTCGTTTCGAAGTTCCAACTCCAACGCATCAATTGCAGCTTCGGTTGTTTTACGTACATAATCTAATTTTAACTGATACTCAAGTTCTGCATACTCTTGCTGGGTTATTTCCTTAGAAGCTAACTGTTTTTTAAGAGCAAGCGTATCCATAACATATGCAGCATCCCGGATTTCCTGCTCATGCGCTGCATTCTCTGCTATTAATTGCACCTGATCGGATGCATGTCTTTCGTAAAGTTCTTGTTTCTTTTTTGCATATTTGTCGTCAATGAGAAAAACATCTTCACCTGTTTTCTCTGCTGCATCAATTTCTGCTTCACGTTGCAATTCCAACTGGTGCAATTTCAAATCAAGTTCTTCCTGGGACCCCTTTTTTACAACAGCAAGAGCGTTCTCAACATCCTTCTTCTCACGATCAGAATTATACTTAATAGTAAACTCATCTAGCTTTTCCTGCATTTCCTTAGCTAAATTCTGACGTGTAGCAATTTCCTCTTTGCTATTACCCTTGACGGCAGCAATCTTCTTCGAGTAAGCAACACCAATTTTAGCAAGTTCTTTCTCCAGTCCCTCATCCATAAGAGCTAGTTCAGACTCCTGATAAGTTTCATGAATTTTCAGTTTCTCTTTGAGAGCTTTTTCCTGTTCACGTTTTTCTTTATCAGTAAGTACCTTTACTGAATTCCCCTTTGTACCACCATTCTCTTTCAAATCAATGGTATCAAGTTGTTCAATAAGAGATTCTGTTATTGATGAAATAGCCTTCTTACCTGCAGCAGCTTTAGTTGCAACATCGATCTCATCTTTAATGACATTATTTGTGCGTCTCCATGAGGTCAGAATTGTAAAGAATCCCCTGTCTTTCAATTCTCCTTCCAATTTCTTACGATTATCTATAGCTAATTGATAATCACTATTTTCATATTCCAAACGAGACTTCAATGTTTCAATATAATCTTCTTTAGCCTTTTTAGCCGCCTCATCAGCAGACATTCCTGAATTTATATATTCTTTATACAATCTCTGCATATTTCTAGCATTCTTCTCCAAAATATCAGATTTCATCATCTCTTTCTGTGCAAAGGCAACAGCCTTATTGTCTGCTTCATCTTGTAATTCAGAATACCCCTTCAACTGTGTAGCAACATTCCTCAACCCTCTTGCCATAAAATCCAGGACATCCTTCATTATACCCTTGGAATCATAGAAGGATAACATAAATGCTTCCCACGCAGAAGAAAGTCCCGCAATAGAACCTTTAACATTGTTACTCATGGTATCTGCCATATCTGCTAGTTCTTTATCCACGCCTGTAATTTGGTCCCTCAATGGAACAATTTTATCAGAAGCTGTAAGAAAAGCATTGAAAGCGGCGACACTCCGTTTATCTGTTAATTCTAAAGTTGTATTCAAATCTACACCTTGTTCTTTCAGTTTCTTTAAGCCAGCAACCAACTCAGGCAATGTTTTTACAGGTTCTCCAAGTGCTTTAGCTAATTTGCCATTGCCATCAGCCAAATTCAACAAAATATTACGAGTGGCTGTTGCAGACATTGAAGCATCAAAACCTGCATCTGCAAGCTTTCCTAACAATGCCAAAGTATCTTCTATTTGGAAATTGAATGCCTTTGCAACCGGACCAACAATAGGCAAGGCGGTAGCTAAGTAAGAAAAAGATAAGGCACTCTTTGATGTAGCAACAGCCATAGCAGATACATAACGTTCTGTTTCTTTAGTGCTAGCATTAAACATTCTCAATGCAGCACCAGACAATGCGGCTGCATCCGAAAGTTCAGCTCCAGTTGCTTGTGCGAATCGTAATATGGCACCTGTCGAATCTAATATTTCACGACGTGTAAAACCTAATTTGGCTAATTCTATTTGTAGTTCAGTAGCTTGTGCAGCTGTATATTTCGTTGTTGCTCCTAATTGACGCGCATCAGTGGTTAATTCTTTGATATTGTCAGCCGTCGTACCTAAAATCGCTGCAAGTTTGCTATTAGCAAATTCAAATTCAACAATGGAACCAACACCTTCACGCAATTGCGTAAACATCTTAACAATCCCTCCAACAACAGCTTGTGCACCAATATATCCAGCAGCCCATCCTTTCAATCCTGCACTAACTTGGCTTAGCCCAGGAGCCATCTCCGTTTTAAGCATCCTTCCTGCATTCCGGGCAATAATACCCATATTCTGCATGGACTTATTACCGTTCTGTATCTCAACCCATGCAGCCTTTACTTCTTCCCGGTATGCACCAATTGTCATTTTCTGTTGACTATATCGATCGGAATTTCGCTTTATGTAATCAGTGTTGATTCCAATAGTAGAATTAAGACGGGCAAGTGTACGAATATAGTTTTCATCCGTATCTTTCAAAACATCAACAGCCTTTTGCAGCTGCTTATTCATTTCCTTTGCTTGTGAACGGCTATGTACTTCCTGATTAGTCAAGGTAATAGCAGTTCTGATAAGTTTTAAACGTTCTTCTTCAGATAAAACAGCTTTCTTACGAGTAGTATTACCGGCATTCTGCGCTTTTGTCAAGTTAGCTTCCGCTTTAGCAGCCTTTTCCAAGGACGCAGCATTATCCGAGTTTGCCTTGGTTAGTTTCTTCAGTTCAGCAGCAGATAATTTCTCTACATTTAGCTTTTCCTCTATCTTCTTACTGACAGTTTGAGTTATTTCAGACTGTTTTCTAAGAGCTTCGGTTAATTCAGCAGATGCAGAACCAGCCGTTTTTGCTTGAGTATTATAAAGATTACTCAACTTTTCAAGATCAGCAACGCCTTCTACATTTAGTTTCAAACCTTTTGCTAATTCTTTGGCCGCATTAGCATAATCAGCCCTCACACGCTCAATAGTATTATCAAGCTCCACCAATTTCTGCAAATCGCTCTCATCAACGAAATCTTTTAATTTTAAATCTGCCATAATTACAGGTAATGTCTATATTCAACAATCTTTCCTTTTATCTCAACTCCTAGTTTATCAAAAGCATAGGTACCATCTTCTTTCTGATAAACGACATACATGCAACCATCCAAAACAGCTGCTTTCTTTGCAAGATCACTGATACGTTCCAGTTCACTCTGCATCTTTTTTATTTCGCAACTACAAGCCATTTTCTACCGATATCCACATTCTGAAAAGAAACGTTCCATCCAGGGACGGAGATACATAATATTAAAGTACTCTTTAGCTGTATCACCAATGCCTAAAATCTGCTCACCGTATTTCTTCTCAATAGAACTACCGTCCGTAAATCCTTTCGTTGAAAATCGAAGCCCGGAATAAATTCTATCGGCAGTTATGCTATCATAGAAAGTACCAGTAATAAAAAGGTTAGGTACCTCAACCGGACGCGGTGGCAAATAAAGCATCTCACTTCTAAGAGGCGGAGTTATCCTCTCCTTCCATCGTTTATATTGTTCCGCACGGTTCTGCCAGGGACCGGGCTCGTTAAAATAGGTGTCAGTATCATAATCAGGATTCAATAGATGTTCGGTACCGTCCAAGCCGGAATATAATTGTTCCTGAATACAATCAACGAGCACATTCTTATGTTCTTCCATACACCTAATACATTCCTCTTCAAACCCGGATGCAATGGAATGAATAACTCTATGTAATTCATCAAAATCTGCCATACAGTAAAAATATAACGGGCTGGGCTGTAATCACACCCCAGCCCGGTTACTTAGTTATCGCATCGTACACTTCCGAGAGCTTCTTCTTACGGTCAGCTTCCTTCAGTTCCTGCCACACGACTTTAATGTGTGCATTAATAAACTCTTCCTTCGTCATGCCCTTCACAGCAGCTTCGACGAACGTAACATTATCTACCTTCATGACACCTGCTCAATACCTCTGATTCCTTTTTCATACAATACAGAAGGAGCTTTCAACGAAGGAACCGCCCCGGCTTTAGGAACAATGGTAATGATACCATCCGAATACGTAGCAGAAGTTACGTTATTCATAACTTCAGCAGCACCATCAGCAATAAGACTGCCAAATTCTTCTGTACGGTCATAACCACCAACAACTTCAACTATTTTGTAAGTATTTTCGGCCTCCAACTTTTGAAACACAACATCAACCAAGCCTTTAACGAAATTCTTGGGATTGAAGTCTAACTGCACGTAGTCAAAGTGCAATTGGCTGTCTTCCACATCTTCATGTGAAAAACTAACAGTCATCGCAGACTTAGCACTACTGGTCGGGTACTGTGTCACGGTCGGATAAACAGTAGACATCGGAATACCGGCAAGGATATCAGTGTCATCATTATAACCGATCAACATATTATCCTGATTCCAAAAGTAAACGTCCCATCCTTTATTGGCACATTTCAGAAGCTGGGCATTCAAAACCTCATCAAATTTCTTCAAAGTGAAGGTGTCTGTTTGAGCGCTTAGCCCGTTGTATTCACTTGCACCGTACCCTACAGCATTAACTTGGGGCTCTCCACCATTCTTGGCATACTCCAGGAATGGCAAAATAGGGTAAATACGCCCGGGACGGTCTGCATGGCACAATTCGAGCAATTTCTCACCTGTTATATCAGCAGGGAGTTTGACACCATGTTCCGCCAAGATAGCACCTTTGACTTTTTTCCAGTCAATACTACAAGCAGAACTACCAGTGTTCATCCGGGAACCCTTACACGTTCTAATCTTTCTCATTTTCTTCTACAATTAAGATTATTAATTTTTATTTCCATCGAGCGTATATTTATGGCATCAATCGGCTCGCTCACAGCCTCACCGGAATCTGTATAGGCTCCGTATCTGCCATATGAATAGTTTTCTGAATAACTATGTTTCACTTTTTCGTCATAGTCGCAGTCGAACCGGGAATCTTCATATAATACTTCCAATAAACGTTTATAGATTGGCCGAAGGATATTTTTAAAAGATGTGGTTCTGCGCATCTCATTGCTCCACTCTTTACAAGAAGAGCAAGCTATAATTAACGAAACCTTTGCTTTTGAAAAATAATCCGCGTCACCTCTATCCTCACTAATTGGAGTAAATAGTGCAACCAATGGAAACTTCCTTTCAGACTGGGCAGAAGACTTACTGTATTCATCTAAAATATCTTTGATATATTGACTGCTACCGAAGATGTAATTCAACCTTGGGGACTTCACAACTTTAGTTCCCCCTTTCCCATTTGGATAGAGGATTTCAAGCCCTTCTGGAAGTTCCTTTACAATCTCCTCAAACAGTTCTGTTATATCTAAATCTATCATAAATTGAAAGCATTAATTGGGGTCAAAAGATTCTTGGTTATTTTCACATCGAAAGGACAATCATTTGACATAGCCCATTCAACAAACTGTTTATTCTTCTCTACCATGCTATTCCATGTGCTTACTTGTCTCTTCAAAGGAGCTACATATTCATTAGCGCATTTCAAACGGACAAGCCCGGTTATTGTAGCCTGGGTGTTTGCGTCACGAAGAATATGATAAAAGACATAGTCAGCGAACGGTTCACACAGCTTCTCGCATAATACTGCATATCCGGACTGGGGGGCTTCCTTCTCTTCTGAAATATCAACTTCATCTGAAGAATCTTCCTTTTCCCGTTCAATAAGCTCCAAATAATCTGTGATAGCTTGGGAAAGAGTCACACCAACAACATTCCGGAGAAATTCGGGCTGAAATGCCTTAATATACCCATTTATCACCTCATTCACAGCAAGAGATTGGGGCGAAGGCATTTCAGCGACCGAAACATTCTCAATATGCCTGGGACCTGACATAAAATATGAAACATCAATCAACATAGCGATAGTTATTTAGAAGTCTTGCCTTTCCCGGTTTTCTTTTCATCTTCCACGGAAACGGCTTTATCATCTGTAACAGTTACCTCCTTGGCATCTTCCTCTTGCAAATCTTTTGAATCTGCAACCGGAAGATTCTTTTCATCAGAAGGCACCTGTACTTCAAGTTCTGCAATGCGAACTTTCATTGTTTCACGCTCTTCTGTCAGTTCAACAATTGTCTTATCTTTCTCTGCAATGGATGCAGTAAGCCTGCCAATCTCTTCATTTTTCTCTGCAAGCATACATTCCAATGTCTTTCGGGCATCTTCTTCTGTAACAAGACCACATTCGGAAATAGGGATGAGTTGAATCATCCCTCTATTAATCCGAATGCGTTGCTCTTTAAGCACATTGGTTACATCCTTATCGTTACCTCTAAGTATGTAATCCATAATCCTACGCTTTAGTTATTGCAGTCTTCAATGCGGCCAAATCCCCATAAGCGAAAGCCCACGGCATATAAATCGGGAAGATAACTTCTTCTTGTGCCATCAGCACAACCTCATTGCAAAGCTTGGTCTCCACATCTTCAGCCCATTCAAGTGTCAAAGTGGTATAATCAACCAAATTTGCGGCTTGGTTAAAGTCACCTAAAAGATACTTACCTGGAAGAATGCCACCATACTCGATAATCGGACGACCGGCAATATATTTCACCCCATCAACCATTTTAACGATACCAAGATTACGTCCTGTCGTATCTTTCTCTGATTCCATACCGTTAACAGTCATTGGATTAAGAATAATGGCATTCGGAAAATACTGGGCATATGTCATTGCGGCGAAAGCTGTTTTCACTACATCTTCAGAGTTGGGTTCCTCAATGTTCTTAAAGCCGGCTTCATGAACACTGAATGTCATTTTATCCGTAGCCGTTTCAGCACCGGAGAACGCGACACCAGGAATAAGGATACGACCATCTTCCATTTTCACAAGAGCGTGTGTTTTGTTCAGTTCTGTAAGAACAGCGGCACCAGCGAACGTGATACTCATTCCATCAAGAATCAAATCCTGTGGTTCTGCAAACTCTACAATCACATCCTTATCACCGTTATATCCGGTAATAGCTTTTACAGCACCGGCGGCACCTGTAACAATGGCTGTACTGATAATCTTCTCTACAGAAGTCACCCCAGTATTATTAATAATACCAAGCAAATTCTCACCATTACCGTCACCAAACAAGATGTTCCAGTCTTCTGCCATCCAAACAGCTTCAGGAAGCATGTTCAAGATGTAGGAACGAATGTACACTCTTGATTTCAACATACGTTTTGAAATACGGATATGAGTACCAAGGCGCTTAGTTCCTGTCTGTATCTCTTTTACCTTGATACTTGATTCCGGTAAACGACCGTTCTCAGTTACAAAACGGGCATTACGGTTGAAAGCATATACTTGCGCATAGGCGAGTTGAGGATATGCAGGATCAGCTGTCAGCGTCGTTAATACATCACGCATATGCAACTTTTTGTTGGCAACCTGAGTCACAACACGTTTCTGTTGTTGAGTAATCAACAAATCACCGGTGTAATTGTCAGTCATGGAAACGACATCTTTCAAGGAGAAGCCGTCAAATTCTCCTGATTTGCGTGTTTTTCCTTCTGCGAAATCTCTGAATTTTTCAGAATCAAGCATCTCGTTCAACTTCTCATCGAACTTGTTGATAGTATCCATAGAAAGACCTTTCTGCTTCATTTTCTCGATACTTTCACCAAGAGTTTTAACTTGTTCTACAAGTTGCTCGTTGTCCTTTACCAATTGCTGGAACTTTTCTCCATCATAGGCTTTCAATAGATTATTGATGTCACCAAACTGTTTCGTTACCTCCTCCGGTGAAGCAAATCCTTCAAGTGACTTGTTAACTACTTCACACATCATGCCGGCGATATTTTCCATAAATGTTTTCTGTTCTGCCGGCAGACCGTCCGTTTTCAGATTAAAATCTGATACTGTAAATTTTCTAATTGGCATAAAATTTAAATTTTAAGTTATTTATTCTCGAAACAGCTATTCAAACTCTTGAAATCGAGTAAAGTGCCATTATCAGCGGCTTTAATCGTTACTTCATCGTCCCCATTTTCCCCGTCATTCTTTTCTTGAGTGTCAACAGACGGCTCATTTTTTCCGGTGGTATCTTCAGAAGTATTTTGCAGAATAGCATTCGAACGATATACTTTTCCCCAACAGTGGGGACATCTTACATAATTCATAAGGTCTTGTAGACCCTTTTGAGTAAATTCTTTCTTTTCTGATTTGACAGAATCAATAAGAGAAATTACTTGGGTTCTAATCTCCGGAGTGAGCTTCTCCATTTCTTCCCTTACAATGTCCTGTGTTATCCATCTCTGATAATCAGCAGCATAATCTAATACCTGTTGGGCAAAGGTATGCTCCGTTTCTGCATCATAATCAAATTGATAACCACAATGAGGACATGAGACAACGGCACCACCGTTGAGGCTCTTCAGTAATAAACTTAATTCCATATCGTATCCTTTTAAACGTTCATCACTATATCCATGCTGCAAGAACGCTTTCCGGACGAAATCAACAGCCTCCTTTACCTGGTCAGCAGTAGCAGACTTAATATTCACAAGGAACGTCTGGGGATTACTCCCCCAACTTGTCAATGTTGAATATTCCATCATACGCCATTCAAGCACCTTACAAGGATCGATAGAATCCCTTTTGATAGCTTTTACTCCGATAGAGTGTTCTAGGGTTCTTCCATTCTCTGCAAACAGCTTATAATCAGCCAACGTGTCACGTCCAATCTGTTTTTCAAGATTTAACTGACCGACCATAACCAAATTACCTTCTGTTTCCTTACCACTCAACGGAACACCTAACAACTGGTCTGTACGATGATTCAGGAACCAACGCATCCGACCAATATTTTCTTTCAATGTCTTATTGAATGAGCCGGGCATAGATATGTCATTTTGTGAGTCCTTCACACCGATACCGTTCACCGCAACGGTAACGATACCCTTCTCATCAACATCATTTGCCTTTGTCTTGTACTGAAGGCTTTTGATTTTCTCTTCCATCTTTTTCATCTCCACTTTTAGTGTTAAAAACTCGATTTACTTTATCCAGTTCCTCATCTGACATATCAAATTTCAATTTGTCAAACAAGGGATTTTCTATCATACTTTCGCCTATTTGGGCACGCCAGTCATTGAGTGTTATAAGCCCACATGAGAATTGTTCACGACAACGTTTATTTATATTTGTCTTTACGTCCTCGGATTCTTTCAATCCTTCCTGCAAACAATCAACATCAGAGAAATCACAATCCAAATAATATCCACCTCCTTCAAGACCAAGGAAAGCTGTAAAATCCTTGCAGAATTGTTTGGCCATAGGAATAACAGTTGAACAATATACGCTCTTTTCAGCAGTAGCCTGATTGCTAAATGTGGACTGGTCTTTTCGCGGAACAAGAACGGCAGGGATGCCGTATGCCCCTGCAATATTTATTGCATCAGCCAAAGTCTCTTCAAACGGCTGTAACTCTGCAATAGAAAGATTAGTACGAACAAAGTCAATGTCTGCATCTGAAATACCATAAGGTACCTGGCCCTTCCTTACACCATACTTCTCAAAATTTTGCTTCAAAAGCTGTTCCTTTTCATCGTCAGTCAACGCTATTGAACCGGTAGCATCAGTTTTCTTACTTACAATAAAGCCCAATCCACCCCGCTTTACATAAATCACATTTCTAGCTTCATATACAGCTATTAGATTTGACATTGGCTTATTTTGGGAAGCAAGACGACTTTTGGACTTCAAGAACATAGCCCCTGAATAGAACTCTGCACTTCCGTCTCTATCATGCCATATTTGGTATGGAGGAATTTCCAAACTACCATTCCAACCATACTCCAAACGATAGCTACGAATAATATCTTCTGTTTGGGCAATGCCAAACAATGGCATATTCCCGTAAACAGGTTCTACAATAGTCTTATCAGAAGGTAGCACCCAATAATTATCGCAATATCTCCATTTTTCAGCTGTAGAAAAGACATCAGGCATAGCGGCACGAATAAAGCTATTCCCTGTACACAATTTATAAATATGGTGCTGATAAATCAATTCTTTCCAACGCATCAAACAATTAGGACGACTAAGTATGCCATTCATTCGTTTATTCGCCCATACTATACTGTCATCCTTAGTTTTCTTCAATTGAAAATTAGCACCTGCAATTCGCGATGCAATATAATCGATCGGGAAAAAGACTTCAGGTATCGTACTGAATAGCGTTAGATAGTTACTGCCCGCTACAATAGGACTAGTAAGGTCCTCAATGTATGCAACTGACCATTTTTCAGTCTTGCCACTTTGAGTATCTATATCCTTATTTTCAGATGAAGTAACTATTTCAACTTCACCTTTAGTCTTAGATTTCTTTCCAAATAGATTATCAAAAAAAATATTCATTGGGTTCCTTTTTGAGCAAAACTAAGTAAAAAGGAAAACCGTTTTCCAAAACACTAAAATCTTGAAATTACGAAAACATAATACCAACAATATAACATTCTTATTTTCAATCACATATAGCACATTTCAATTCAAACCTAATTTTACAACGAACTGTACTAGCCCACTCAAAACAGCACTGGCCTCTTTTGTTTCACTATCTTTATTATAGTCCATCAGATTATTCATGAAGGCAACATATTCCGTATCAGATTCTACTTTTGATGCAGAAAAAAGAATACTATTTTTCACATAATCAGATGTTGCAGCAATACGCTTATCTACATCCGGAAACTCTTTCATTACACGAATCTCCTTGTTTGTACTAGAACGGAGTTCCCGGATAAAAGGGAAATAAGCATCTGTACATTCAATTACACATGAATCAGATTCATGGGACAAAATAGAAGAACGTATATCTTCTGTTGAAGTAGTATCCATAAATACGACATCAACAACATGCCATTTATTTCCACATCTAAACGCTTGTATAAGGACAAATTTCCCATTAACATTCGGCATCACATATAGAATCTTCTTAGTGTATTTACATTCGGTATCTGGATTGAAGAAATTAATAGTGCCATTACAAGCATACAAGTTTCTTTTTCGCCGGTTACTAAACTCTATATACTGCTCACTACACAAATCCACAACGACATATCGGAACGTATCAGACAGGTGCCCGTGCTCCTCATAAGTCTGCAAGGTAGTTTTATTCTTGACCTTAGTTTTAAGAATGGCACCGTTAGCATCTTTCTGTACGCTCATGTAGTCCTCAATAGATACCGAACATGATTCGTCAATGTATATCTCTATACCGGGAACAGTACAATCAAAGATAGCATTGATAAACTCACCGGTCATGGCAACACTCGGATTCTTATTGCCTACCTTATCCTCAATCTCGAATCCTTCTTTCTGCAATGTATCTATGAATAAGTCCATCCAAGAACGTTTTTCATCATCAATGCTATTGGCCGCCTTTGTTGAGGCATCCCCGTGTAGGTAGACTTTATCACTATACCTGATATCTTTCAGATACTTGGCTACAAGTTTAGAGGACTTCTTTACTGTATTGTTAGGACTTTCGGCGCATGTCTCATGGAACTGCCAAACCTTGATACCGGTAGTGAAATCTACTTGCCAGTACGACACACTGATATATGGCAGTACGTTATTATCTACTGATATATGAATAGGCAGGTCCGGGATATATTTATGTTCACCGGAATGTTTGCCACGGTTGAACGAACCGAAGAACTCGCTACCGGTACGAATAACACCCCACTCTCCCAATGCGTACACATTGTAATAATCCGGATCGTGGACTCTATCATACTCAAAGTCGGCAACACATTGCTCATCATAGAAACCATACGTACCGTCAGGACTACCGACCACCCAAAAATTATTCAAATAGGTAGATTGGATAATAACTGTATTAGGTGCCTGTTCCTCGATTTGCTTAGTACGAAGATTAAGTATTTGCCTGGGTGCATTCTTCTTTACGGATTTGACCTTGGTAAGTTCTTTCGGCAACTCTTTGCCGGCAATGGTAACCGTCATCGGTACATCATGCCATTTGTCTTTATCAATGAACTCTTTCTTTATCCAGTGGCTTTCACTGATCGGATTAAAGGTACAAATAATCTGCTGCCCTTTCTTACCACGCAAACGCTTACGTAGCTGCTTGAAATCCGGATGCTCGAACTCTGACCATTCCTCTAACTGAACACGCTTATAGTTGGAGATACCTTTTATCTTTTCCGGATCGTCAAGACCGGAAAAATCTATCTTCGCACCATTAACCAGACACTTAATAGTATTCTGTTGGAACTTGAACAAATGGGATATGCCAAGACCGGCCGCAGCGACTTTATAATCTTCATAAATGGTTTTGAGAATAGAAGCTCCTACTTTACGCATGACAAGAGTGTTCTCACCATCCTGTAATGTCTGTATCAGTATTGTTTGTGCCACACTATACGACTTACCGGAAGATGAACCTCCATAGAGAATGATAAAACGGATAGTCTCATCATTCAAGTACTTCAATAGATAGAATCCGTTAGGATTTAGCTTCTTATAATTTATAACCATATTGTTCTAAAAGTAAGGTTTCTCCGCAGAATGAATACCGGATTTTGCAGTTCAAATTGTTCTATTCTTCCGAATTCTCATTATCTTCAAATCCGATACGAAGTTCACCGACTTTATTTCCGTCTCCACCTTTGATGTTGACATTCTTATCGGCTTCCCATCCATTCCAGGCACCAAGAATCCGGGCGGCTTCTGTCTTGCCGTTGAACTCATAATTAACCACTCCTCTATTATTCTGAATCTTCTTCAACGCATTACGGGCGCGCTTTGGAAGTTGGGACGGACTTCTCATCTTTGTTTTCCCGGTAACAGGGTCTACATAATGTAAATCATCGGGATCAGCGAGTACAATATCCATTAATACCTTCTCGACCGTTTTCCTCTCTACTTCAGTCTCTTTCGCCCTCTGTTGCTTAATCTCACTTATCCTTGCACTAACCTTGCTATTGGCTAACAATCTGCTAGCAGCACTCCAAATCGTTTCAGGTTTCATCTTTGACGCATCATAAGACATCCTATATGCTTCACTAGCATTACCTTCTGTATCAACGTAGTATTTACAGAATTTCTCTTGCTTGAATGTTAATGGTTTCTCTTGCTTTCCCATATCATTTGTTATTTATTCCTACGAGAAAAAGAAGCTGCTCTCTATCCTTTAAAAGCTCATAGGTGGCAAGCAGTGTGCTGCCAGTTGTTAATATGTCATCATACACTATTATTTTCTTTTCCTTTATCGGACGAAGAAGAAAGAATTCTGGATTCAATCTATCTTTAGTTAGGCACTGGATTGCATTCTCATAGAATGGTATTTTCACCGCCCCAGCTATTTTCGTGCAGATAGAGGTTGCAAAATGAAAGCCCTCGTAGTGTCTCCGTCGCGGTGTGGTGACTATACACCATCCTTCACATCCCCCTACAATGAAGCGGTGGAGAAACTCACACGCTCTCTCTGCAAAGAATGATGCAAGTTCCTCCGACTGTTTAATTTCTGAAAAGCTGGTACCAGTCTTGGAACGGGTGAACTGGGAGATGTAATAGATATCACCCTTTTTATGAAGTGATACCTTTTCTTTCAGATCACATAACCGTTCCTGATGAGACCAGCTCTTACATTTCACCGCTTCCGGCTTATCCCAGTCGTCAATACGACATATCTTTCCCTTTCCTTTCATCAAAGATCTTCTTTACTCCGTCCTCGACAGATGTGTAAGACAAAGGTACTAAATAGATATCCCGGTTCACCGATTGCTCCAAATTGTCAAAATCACGTTTTTTATTAATCAACTCTATTTCAATCGGTTTGTAGTATTTTACTAAAGATGCAAAATACATAGTAGTCACAGGCTGAACGTTACAGATGTTGATGAGCTGACGTTTACAGCCCACCGCATAGATAAGTCCCTCTACAATATCATCTATGTAAGTGAAGCACCGGATATTCTGACCACAGTTGTATAATGACACGTTTTCCTTTTCCATCAGGAACCAGAGAAGAGTTCTTTTTCGCGGATTAGGTCCATATACATTATGCAGCCGGCACCCGGTCGCAGCCTTACAATAGATAGATGCATACTGTTCATCGAAATACTTGCTTATTCCATACATGGAAGTGGTATTCTCCGGATTAGCCGTTGACGAACTGGCATATATTAACTTCACATGATTTTGATTGCAAGCATCAGCTACTCGCATGAAAGTATCAATGTTATCCTTCCTGATCTGCTCCAAATCTCCATTGAATACACTAGTCTGCGCGGCCAGGTGAAACACACAATCAATATCACCATTTTTTAAATACTCTGAAACAGAAGAAGCATCAGTTCCAATTTTTCTGTCGATCTCTACTAAATCAACTCCACCCTTCTTTAACTTATGGCAAAGGGCTTTTCCTACAAATCCCTCACTACCTGTTACAATCATCTTCATAATCAACAAAAAAATAAAAGAGGATATCCTCAATAGATATCCTTACCGTTAATAATTAGTTATTCAGAAATAGTTTGCTGTTTTTTTGAAATAGGAATCCTACCTGCGCTCTCAACAAACTCCCGGCTTACATCTCCTTTGGTTGTCAAATACACATATCTCCCATTATCATCAAAACGGTAAACTTTAATTCCTTCCACTTCAAATAGAAATTTCACCTCATAGTAATCAGTAGGTGAAACTACTTTAGGCTCATTACACGAAGCCAGAAATAACACTAGAAAAGCAATTAATATTTTTTTCATTATCACAAAAAATAAAGGGCGCATCAAAAAGACGTACCCAGGTTCAACATGAAATCCTAAAGATTAAATTTTATTTTTGAAAATACTCCCTACACTTAAACCCCTTTCGAGGGGTGAAGTCTTTAAACTCACAACTTCTAAAAATCCACTTTTTGTCAGCCCATCCGGCTAAATCCTTTTGCCATTGAGGGATAATTTGATGCGGATTATTTAAATCCCTATAAGGCTGGCAATGCGGTAAGAACCGACCGCCTTTCACTCTCCAATGATTTACTCGGGTGAATGCTTCCTTGAAGTCATTCAATAAAATACAGTAGAAGAAGTATTCACCCTTATAGCCATATTTATCAATCAACGCTGTAGCACGCTCACACTCTGCAATTTGCCCCGGTGTATCGCAACCAAATCTTATACGCTTCATCCACTTTACCTTTGCAAGCAACTTGGCAATATCATCCGTTACCAGCCGGGCGTCTAATCCCTGATTAAAGTCAACCCGCACGCCCATGGAAATTATTTTTTCAATCTGCTGTAACCCGTACTCTGATGCAAGTACGTTGTTATCCATAAGAATCACATTTTTTCGTCCGGCAGATACTTCCGCAATATCCATGTAAGGAACGATGTTTCCTTCTTTGGCAGGTACAACACACCATTTACAACGATTAGGACACCCCCTTGTCAAAAAGCCATAAGCCAAATTCTTATCAATGTTATACAGATCGTAATCAGGAATCATTCTATCAATTTCTGGCAAAAGAACCTTTTTTATGTCATACCCTGTACCGCCTTTCTCAACTTGATCGGCATTGATGTAATAGCCGTAATCCGGCGTAAAGCTAAATACTTTTGCAATGTAAACCTTATCATAAGAACAAAGGGGATTATACCATTCTACATTATCACCTCTTGCCTTGTGATAGCTACTTATCTTCATCAAAGCTAGATTAGGATAATTGCTATCGACTGCTAATATTCCAATATTCATTACTTTTTTAATTATATAATTCTTACTTTTGCGCTGCACTTCTAGGGTTTCTACTTTCTTTCACTAGAATGGCTATTATCAAGATAAACAGAAGAGGTGGTTAGAAGTCTCCGTGTGGGAGATTTACGCTTTGTCATCAAGATAGGTTAGTTTGCAAACTTATAAAATCCTAACAAATGGAATATATAATACTCCTTTTGATAACAATCGTTGGCGGTGTAGCTGTCCATCAGATTAATAAGATGATAGATAAATATCTTGATTAAACAGCTTTCTGGAAGTTGTGCCTGCTGATTAATAATTAGCAGGCTTTTTTTACGACTATACTTTTACTCATTTCTGTTCTTTTATTGAATTATTCTACAAGTACATTCGACCAATAACACGAAAAAAGTAATGCCAAAAAGAAATTTCCAATACTTGATTCTTCTTTCATGCCTACTTTTATATAGACTCCATTCATATTCCACAACTTTTTTGCAATCGTCTTTGTAGTGTTCAAAATGTTTGTCAATGTAATGAGTAATATCATCAACAATGATGTGCTTTACCTCATCAGATACAGATTCGGGGTAGCCACGTTCATCGTAATTTAATTCGGTAATAACTTGTTGTCTTATTACTTTCTCCACGCCATTTATACGGAAGCGCATTGATATTCCACTTGATTTGACATGACGCAAGAACATTTCTTTAGCAAGTTTTTCTACCTCTTCTTCTTTTAGTTTGGCTATTGAGTCAATTCGGTCGAACTCTGCTTCATCAACAATGATAATAGGATTCTCCGGCTTCATTCTATGTATTTCCATAATGTTCCTTTCTATTCTATTATTAGTTAAAACTCTTTGATTAATCTCCAATTCTTACTAAAGTATTGTATTTTCCAGTTTGGGTGACAATTTAGTTTTTTCCCTTTATTATCACCTTCTAAAAAATATACATCCAGATTAGCACTACTATTGTGCCCAACTATTATCCCCTTATCACCGTGTACTTTAACATTCATCCCAACATAAGCAAAAGGAATCCCCCTATATTTTGCATTATCTTTAAATGCTTGTGTTGTTTTAGGACTATCTACACGGCAAATAATGGATAGAAAGCAATCATCCGCGCAGCCATCCAACATGTGTATATAGGCTTGCTTTGCTTGTCCAGTAGATGTAGCAAAAGTACTCCACCAATGTTTACCATCAAGAGAGCATTTATAGTATCTTGGAATTACTTTTTTATTCATATCTATATTGTTTTGAATTACTTTTTTATTACAACTGCCATAGTACTAACAGTCGTTCCACTTTCCCTGAATTCACCGGCTCCAATTTCAAAAACTTCTCCATGAACTTCTTCCAGCCATTCCCGGAACTCAACACATTTCTTTTCAGACGCAAATTTCCAATGCCGGCTGGTTATAGCCGCAAGAATTCCACCTTCTTCCAAGCGTTCATACATAAGTCTTACATGGTCAATATCCTGATTACCGGAAAATGGAGGATTAGCAATAATCTTAGTGTAATGCCCTACACTGTCTTTCGTAAAATCTTCATCAAGCAATATTACGTTATCAAGTGTATGAAGGAACTCCCTGTTTTCCGGCATCAGTTCATAGCATTCAACTATTACTGACGGGCACGACCGATGAATCGCTTTTATCAGAGCACCGCGTCCGGCACTTGGTTCAAGTACGGTATCTGTTTCGTGAATTCCACCGGCAAGCATTACCAACCAGTCTGCAATATTAGCAGGTGTTTCAAAGAACTGAAAGTCTTTTTGCAAATCGCACCGCTTACCTTCTTTCAAGATGGAGAACACACGTTCCGGATTAAAAGGAAATGTGAATCCCTGTATCTTACCTCCCTGCCATGAGCCGCCAGCTTCTTCTATCCATTTCTTTGCTTCAGCATAGGATTTCTTATTGAATTGTACTTTCGGAAGTTTGAGAACACTATCCTCAAGAGTACAATGCTTCAGTATTTCTTCCACATTCCATTTTTTACCTTCGTCAGCCTGTTTCTTCCTTTCATCAACCGGAACGTCCGGCGCTAACAGTGAGGATATTTTCGTAATGACCATATTACTCGCATCCATGAAAGTATTAACACAGGAAAGCGCTTCCATAAGAAATTCAGTATCAACATATCCGGCAGCGTCATAAACATCTATGCCTTCAGTCATATCCGACAATTCATTGAGCTGGGCTACACTACCACGTAACGTTTTTATTAAAGTCTCTTTGTTGTTCATCATAACTTTTTTGTAAATAAATTCTTGTTGTATCTACACTACCATGACCAAGAAGGTCTGCTAATTGAATTACATCTTTGGTTTTCTTCAGGAACATTTTAGCAAAGAAGTGCCGGAAGGCGTGAGCGTGCATTTTTTTCGAATCGATACCACAATGTTTACCCCATACTTTCAGATGCTGTGAAAGACCTCTTTGAGTCAACGGCCCGAATCTCCCAACAGCAAGAGTACCGGACTTGCCTGTCTCCTTTATATAGTCTTTCACTTCCCTCTGCAATTGCTTTTGGAAAAAGAAACGCCGATACTTGTTCCCTTTCCCTTTCAAAACAACTTCGCCGGCCGCTATATCCTCCCACGTGAATTGCTGAAACTCCGAAAGCCGAGCTCCTGTAGTACCCAATACCTTAATGAAGAAATAGTAATCCTTGTTGAGTTTTGTTTTCAGATACTCCAGTAACCTATTATATTCCTCTTCTGTCGGCACATTGTTTACATCCAACTTGCGTTTCATTCTAGGTCGTTTCAGTTCAATAGGTTTCTTCACCCATTTGGAGAACTTCTCAATGGCTGTAATACGTAATCGAATGGTAGCTGGAGAAAGTTTTTCCTCTTCAAGGCTTTTTATAAATCGTCTGCAATTATCCATATTTAGTTCATTGGCGTATTCAAAATATTTTCTCAACGAGGTATAATAGACATCAATTGTGTGAGAGGAATAATCATTGTTATCAGTCAACCATATTATAAAATCATTAAGCAGTTTCTTATTCTTCTCTGAAATAACCTCAAGTTTCTCCAAAGGCTTTACAGCCTTTTCCCGTCGGCCATATCCGATTTTAAGATAAGACAATAAATCACAAACAGCCTCACACATAAACGAATGGCGCACCATAGCATCAGCATTTTTATGTTTATATTTATAATAACCACGACGATTGATTTCTTCGGAATTTTCAAGAAAATCAGTCACATATTTGATGTATTTCCCGATGCTATCATAGCTCCTACCCGTCGTATACAGGTAGGATATGTAATCTACCAATATTTGTTTTCGTTTATCATCCATTTTTTTGATTTGAGAGTTAATACTTCTTCCCGTGCATCTTTTCACGGAGTTCGTTATACTTCATTTTCTGCTCGATGTGCCAAAGCAGGTCTATATCTAAGTGCTTGGCAAGCCCAAAGATTGATAGTATCATATCATTCACGGCTGTAGGTAAATCAAATATTCCGTCATACCTAACAGGAAGTGTAGAGATGGAATAGATTGATTCGGTGAAAGTTTCGTCTTTACAGGCTTCTGCCATATCTTCAATACAGTCATCAATATCTCCGTTGGCAAGTTCAAGGTTTATTCCTCGAAGTCCTGCAAGATCAAGCAAGCGGATAACAGCATCAGCTAATTCTTCTTCGATTGAACCTTTAATGGTTTCGTTATATGCAACTTCGTAACCGCGCTCTTTGGGAATGTCAGAATCCAATCCTTGACAAATGCGGCTGTTAGCAATCTTCTTATTATACCGATCAACATTAGCACGCCTTCCTTTTCTATCTGCTTCCACAGCTTCCATCAGTTCAGAAATCACAAGGCAAAGAAAATGATTGTTACTTAGCTCTTGATCGTGAAACCCATGTTCACAAGCTGTTTTATATGCTTTGTCTCTTAATTCATTTAAATTCATTTTACTCATCCTTGTAATGCTTAAATATATCTATCCAATTCCTTTTCTAATAATTCTCCATCTATTTCAGGAAACAGCTTCAGAACTAAATCCAATGATTTGCAATAATTGTTATTGTATTCTTCAGTATCCATTAATCGAAGTACCATAGAACAAAAGATACTTTTTGTGTCTTTTAATTCGCCTTTCATCAACAATTTTGATAGTTCGATAATTTGACCAGTAGGATTATGAAAACTTCCGTTTATATATTGAAAAATTAGTCTTCCTTCAAATTGGCATATTTCACAATCTAGTTCACAATCAATGTACTCTATCTTACCATTTATGAATTCACAATAAACACATTCACTATTAGAAGCAAATAAAATTGCAAAATCATAGATATCATCACTATTACCTACAATTATTGAAGTAGATTCAAGAGTTTCCGAAACACCATTATTCCACTTTGCATCTTCAATAAGTTCCCTCACATATTCTTGAACTCTTGTGATGTTCTGCTCTATTAAATCTTTTTTACTCATAATTTCAATTCAATTAAGTTCGATTATTTTTTTGCAATATTCTCCCAAAAAACAGCACCTTCAGGAGTATTATAAAAAGGGAATGAAATAGCTAGAAACCGATGAAAGCAGCAATCAACATCTAACAAATTGTTCATCCGTTCTTCATTTGTCATTGAGAAGTCAGGACACTCAATATTAAATGTCTCATTTGCTCTTTCTGTATTATATTTCCATTGATTGAAAATACCTAGTCTTTCTAATTTTTCTATTTTTTCATTCCTCTTCATATTGATTGACTTTTAATGCTTTACATCTATAAAGGTAATCGTTATTGACAAGTTTAGCAAACAGAAACTTCGCCTTTTTAACGCCATTTTATTCAGTCTTTTTCTTCAACAATTCAAGTACTTTTCTTTCCCCTTCTTTTAGTCCATCGACGTAGCCTTTTGCATGTTCACCGGCATTATATACTATAAAAGAGAGGATCAACAAAAACAGTCCGAGCGAACGATGCCAGTATGGAAGTTGGACTGTGAACGGCTTGATTGTTATAGAAAAGTGTCCTACATATAGCAGGAACACAAACAAAATCACACATGAAATAATTGTTGTTTTCATATTAATCTGTAAATAAATTAAGTTGAGTTGTAAACTCGGGTTTATAAATTCTAAATTTACGGTTAAAGAAAGTCTCAAAGGCTGTTACAATTTCAGAGATGGTATTATCAGCAATTCCTAATAATTTATCATCGGCAACTATAAGAGATAAAGCCTTGTCAAGAGTCATTTTCTTCTCAATAAACAGGGAATACACCAAATATCTACGGGTATATTCCCCAGCCTTGAGTGACTCAACTTCTTCAGGAGTGGCCTTTCTCTTGTACAATACTTTATACCAATGTGTTTCAGCAGTACGAGCACGCTTTTGTCTCGGTAACAAGTCATAAAACACGGCAATTTCATTCTTTTGGATACACTTATGTTTTTTACGAACACCATACATCACATAAGGAGTGTTCCAATCAGGATGAGTCTTTCGATATTCAAGCTCCAGCTCTCGATCAATAAGATCTTGCTCAAAGTCTTGTTTCATTAACCATTCCTCGAACCAGGCAGCAAGTGCTTCTTCTCGATCATAATAATCTTTTCCATTTATACATAAGGGAATCATAATAACTATTTTTGTTGCATTTCACGTTTAAATCTTTCCTCTAAATCAAAAATGGTTTCTCCACTATTACGCCGATAGGGCCTATCGGTATTTAACTGAAGTTCTTTCAGCTTTTTCCAATACCATGGAAGGTACAAATACATATTCTTCAACTCCTTCAAGTTCTTATTTCCACAACACCAGCAACTCACACGATCAAGTAGCTCATATAGCCTTACTCCATCCTCATGCCAAACAAAGCCTTTTGTGTAACAATACTGGAGTGCATCTGCTTCAGTAATGCCCCAATCACGAAGTGGTAAAACCCGATTTGGTCGTTTTTCCTTTT